AATGTATTTGGGGCAAATTAATGTCATATAGTGAATTCAGAGGCGGATTACAAAGTTTTAATGAATATATAGCAACTGAACGAATAGATTTGGTCGGTGAGACTGCTCTGTTTGGTAATCCTTTATTAGGCGGAATACGAGCAGAAATAAGTGGAAATATGAAAGATATGATCTGCCAATTATTGGCAGGTAATCTTAACCTTCCGCAAGTACAAATATGTATGGATGCTAATTTATCGGCATTAATTGGTTCAACTGGCTTGCCGGCTGCCTTGTCTACTGCATTAACGGGCGCCAGAACAGCAATGCAAACATTTATAGATCATACAAGCATTGATGCGGCGTTAGGTAGGTTAAATGCTGTTATGGGCGAAATTGCAAGTGTCGCTTCGATGATTAATTTTTGTGCTACACCTATTAATGCTAAACCCATACCTAATTTATTAGAAAATGTTATGGGATCATTTCTTGGTGAAGGCGATGATCTTATGGCATTATTGGGCGGAGTTATCCCCGACCAATTAGAAGTATGTTATAATCCAGCAACTGGAAAAGTTAATCACAATGCATTTCCTTCTACAGGATTATTAGCACAAATACAAGCAAAAATAGATTATATAGGTAGCGGAGCATGGGCGGCACAAGATTATGAAGATTTTGTTACTTCTTTAGACCAATTTTCATCGGAAACAAATAATTTAATTGCAAGTGAACTAGCAATATCCACTGCATCAACAGAAGCTGACGGTTTAGGTAGTGCAAATCCAACTTCTACTGCAACAGGTGATCCGCCAGCACTTGTTTCTTTTACACCTATCAAAGATAGTTCGGATGGTTATAGAGATTTAAAATTTACGGTTGTGTTTTCGCAACCAATGAATACTGCAACAATAACAATACGAACTGCGGCCGGATCGAATAATGGCGGATACATACTTGTTTCAACTGATTCAACATTTGGAGATCATACTCTAGAAGTTATAATGTCAGATGTAGGAGTAATTGCGTCAAAACAAAATACTACTTTTCAATTTTCACCAGCGGCAAATCTGTCTGCTAATACTACATATTATGTTAAAATAACAACCGGGGTAGCCAGTTCTTTTGAAACTGGAGTAGCGATGGAAAGTACATACGAAAATCATTCTTTTCATGTAGGATCATCTACTCAAACTCCAACGTATGCAGTTGGTACAGGTCAAACAAATTCAGATATTGGTACAGTAATTAATAGAGCAATTAATTTACGAGCAACGCATGATAGTTTAGGCGGATATCCTGTGTGTGGAAAAACTGGTTCAAGTCAAGAAGGAAAATGTTCAGATAATATTTTTGATAAATTTTTGCCTAGCCAAATAACAGGGTTATTAGCAACCGGTGATAATTATTCTGCATTAGTACAGACAAGAACTCCATTGTATGATTACTGTGGAAATATTGTTGGATATACAACTGTTACTGCTCAAGGAGAACAAATAGTTCAAGAAGGCACTGAACTAACTGCTCCTGACGCTTATATAACAATAAGAGAACAACAAGCAATTGGTCAACCGGAAGAATTGGTATTAGATACTGAAGCAGGTACAGCGGTATCAACAGTAACTACTCAAACAACGACCACAACAACTGGCGGAGGAACAACCGGCGGAACAGGCGGCGGATCGGGATCTACCACCGGCGGAGGAACAACCGGCGGAACAGGCGGTACCGGTGCAGGAACAACATCTGCAGAATATACCTCAGTTGTACAAACTATAGATGCAACTTCAACAATAGCAACCTTTACTGTTAATAACATTGCAACAGAAATTGGTCCTGCTTTAAATACAAGTTGGTTCTTCACAATACGAGTTGCGGCAAGACGTGTTGGTCTTATAAGCGAACAAAAAGCCTGGGAATTTAGAAATGTAATAAACAACTTTAGCGGCAATTTAACATTAGTAGGTGCTAATGTTGAACATACATTTCAGCATCAGGCCTCAGTAACTAATGATGATTTAGGTGGAGCTTCCACCGGAACAGATGCTTGGGATGTAGGAATAACTGCATATTCAGCAACTAATGTTTTACGAATAACAATAACCGGCGAAGCAAACAAACGTATAAATTGGTCAATTGCAGTAGATTACGTTCAAATACCGTCGGACGTCACATTATAAATACTATTTTATAAATACTATTGTTGTTTAAGACTCTATGTTGAAAGCGACTGGACATGGGTGCGATTCCCATCACCTCCACCAAAGGATTATATGGATAAAGTATTAACATGGTTTTTTACTCTGACAATATTAGGAATGGGTATAGCATGGTTTTATCTTAATTATAACATGTAATTCTTTGATGGGGGTGAAATAGATTTCGACACCGTGGGAAGCAAAGACGAGACGACATTAAACTTAATCGCAAATAATAACGATTATACATCTGCACAGGTTATGCTTGCCGCATAGTCAGTAGCCGAGTTAGAGGATTGTCCTCCGGGGGATCACTTGGGAACAGAAGAATCCCTCCATTACACACAGACACACATAAAGGAGAAAATTATGTCTAGTAATCCATTCGAACTTAGGTTCAAATTACTTGAAATGGCCCAAGGCTATCTTCAAGAACAAACAGCAAGGCAAGAGCAATTTGTTACGGATGCTTGGTCTCTAGCAATAGATAACGGTACCGCAACTATGGAGTTTTGGAAAGAACTTCAGCCAAAGTCATATAGCATTGATGATATTAAGACTAAAGCCACTGAGCTCTACGAATTTGTAGAGAAGAAGTAGGTAACTTTAAACGGGAGTTATATGTGAAAACAATAGCTCCCTCAATAAAAATAGGTATTATATATATTCTATTAAATCTAACAAAATAAGAAATATGATAGGTATAATCTATCAAAGGTTAGATGAATTGGATCCATATTTTATACGAATAAGAATTGTATATGATTTACAAAAACCTATTGTTAAAGCCGTTATGGAATGGAAAAACAGTTTCACTTTCGCCAAGACGTCTTTAACTTTGAAAGATTTAAAATTTCGTTTATCTAACGCAGACAATATAGCCGAAAATAAAGAAGAATATTTAAAAGCAATAAATGCTGTTGAAAAAAGCATTAAAGGAATAGATGCTGTTAAAAAAAGCATTTATGCAAAAACATAAGAAAACCAGTCATTATAGTATCTTATAATACAAAAAATACGTTAAAATACACCAAAACAAGCAAAAAATACTAAAAAATTCACTAAATATATGACAGCAATTTTTACAATTGCTTTAAAGGAGATTATTAAATGGATATTATTAAAAATATCGCTATATGGGTAAGAGGCCTCACTGAAATAGGACTCTCACTTGTAATGCTAGGCGTTGTATTTCAAATTATTTTTGGAGCAAATGTAGTGTTCCTTCCTTTTGACATTCTAGGTAACGTAGTTAGCTTCGTAAAAGCATTAGGTGGAGAAGGACTTGTAGGCTTGATTGCTCTTTGGATTCTTTGGGGAATCTACGACAAAAAGTAACGAGTAATTCTATTAAATAATCCCAGTCTTTATTCATGTATGATCCTAGACTGGGATTTGCCGTACTTGCTAAAGGAAACTTTATGCGGAACAAATCAAATTAAAAAATTTTGGAGAAATAAATGAGTATTAAAACTTTAATACTAAGTGCCTTATCTTGTATCTTTTTTACAACAACTGCAACAGCAATTAAAATTGTTGTTAACAGTGATACCGGGAAACATAATTATCCCTCAATAAGTGATGTAAAGAAACGCATTCAAAAACATACAGAACCTAAATACAGAAATACATTTATGGTTTTTTCTAGCAGTGAACTCAAGTGTCTTGCTATGAACATTTACCACGAAGCTCGAAACGAAAGTTTATCTGGAAAAATCGGTGTTATGTTGGTTACCATGAATAGAGTTGCAGATGAAAGATTTCCTGGATCTATTTGTCAAGTGGTACACCAAGGTAAACACTATTACCACAAAACTCTTAAAAAGAAACTTCCTAGTAAAGATCGATGCCAGTTTAGTTGGTATTGTGATGGCTTGTCTGATATACCAAAAAATAGAAAGGCATGGGTTTATTCACAAGCCTTGGCAGAATATTTTCTAAAAAGATCCATGTTGTTTATTGACTTTACAGAAGGGGCAACCCATTACCATGCAAATTATATAGATTTACCCAGATGGGCAAAAAATAAAAAATTTATAAAAACGGTAAGAATCGATACTCATTTATTTTATAGATGGGAAAATGGCAGTCTGGTAGCAATGAAATAAATATTACTATACATTAGAGGAGGATTTATGGCTTACGATAGAGCATGGTTAGAACAGTGGTGTTCAGAATATAACTTTACTGATAATGGAACAGCATCTAATGATATCTTCAAGCAAGTAGTTGGCCGCATACCAGATCATAAAACAACATTTGGTCCCACAGAAAGTGGCGGGTATTATATTAAACTTGAAGGTTCAAATATAGATGAAACTTTTGAGATTAGCTGATGCTGATAAACGAAATTACAAAGTTGCCACCATTACAGAAATATAAAGACGCATTACTATCAGTAAAAAACGGAATTGTTGGTTACAAATTGACTCCCGAAAAACTAGGAGCAATATTGCAAGGACCATTAGAAGATTTTGCTATCGATGTAGAAGTTACAAGAACTGAAAATTTAAAACCAGGTGAACAAAATTTAAATGCTTTCTACAGTCAGGATATAGATAAAGATAAAGATGATCCTAATGCACCAGTTGAATTAGAACTTTTGTTTAGCAATAAAGAAAAAAAGATTATTCTACTCGACGACGGCTTTGATGAATACGTAAAAAGAATATTAGATAGTTTAGGTCACGAATTAATACATAGAGGTCAAGCACGAAAGCGAAGGTATAAACAACAACGAGGATATAAAGGTCCAGGTAAAGACAAAGCAGAAAGGAGATATTTAGGACACCCAGATGAACTAGAAGCTCATGCTTATAACATAGCACAAGAATTATTACACAAGCATGACAAGGACACAATTATAGATGCTTTTAGAAAAGGTGATCTAAATATATTAAAAGATAGCCCAAATTGGCAGGCATACTTGTATAGTTTTGAAACTAGCGACGATCCAGTTGTTAGAAAGTTAATTAAATTTATCTTTAAATATATAAATAAATTAGATAAAAGGTCCAAATAACGTGTATGAATATAATGCAAAATTAAGAAAAGTAATCGACGGGGATACTATTGATGCAGACATAGACCTCGGATTTCAAACTTTTGTAAAACAACGAATAAAATTATATGGCGTTGATACACCTCAATCAAGATCTAAAGTTCCAACAGAAAAAGACGAAGGCATAAAAGCAAAAAATAAATTAATAGAATTATTACCAAGAGATTTTAAAGTACGAACAGTATTAAATAAACGAGGAAAATTTGGAAGAGTTCTCGGACATGTTTATGCCGTTGACCTAGACGGAAAAGAAGTAAACGTAAATGAAACAATGATAAAAGAAGGATATGCAACAAAGTATTTTACAGAAAAAGAATAAATACATAAAAGCATTGGAGTATTATAATGGCAGAAGAATTTGTTAGTCAGGGACAAGTAACAGGAGTAACCCCTGCAGAAGTAGTAATTAACTACATTAAAGTAGAAACAATTAGTTCTCAAGCAAAATTTGTGTTTGATGGTTTTCTAAACGGTAGGCAACCAAACATGACAGTTCAACGAGGATCAACATATTATTTTGATCAATCTGATTCAACTAATACAGGCAATACATTAGCATTATTCACCGCAGCCGATGGCACAGGTGCATATACTACTGGTGTAACTGCTGGTACAGAAATAAAATGGGTAGTTGCCGCAGATGCTCCTTCAACATTATATTATTCAAAAGCCGGTGTTACTTCCGCACTCCAGGGAGGTACCATTTCATGCGTAGATGCTCCACCATCTTATGCCGGTGATGCAGGAAAATCTTATACAGTAACCATAGATTGTTCAGGTAACGTAGCCAATAATGATGGAACAATATGTCCTGAAAGTTTAGCAACAGCCCAAGCAAGCGTAACAATCAATGACGCCGCAGGTTATGGAAGGCTTGAAAAAGGTAATATGCGATGGGGTGCAATACTTGAAGTATTAAGCGAACGAGAAAATCCCAATTCTGTAACTTGGGCAGGAGTAGATGCTAATAATGTACGAGATGGTGGTAACACAGGCAATTTTACAAAAGTTAGGTTCACAGTAAATTATCCAACGAATTGGACACCAACTACATATTTAGATGCTTCCGGGGCAGTAACAACTACACTAGTTAATTCACCCGACACCGCTATTAAACGAATATTAGCAAGCCCTTTATCTAATATATTGACACATAATCGATCATTAGGATCTGTTGATCCAACCGGCGATGATCAAAAAGATCATGATGGTGTAATAGCACCGGCAATGTTTGCTTCTTTCGGAGCCGCCGTAGGAAAAGTAACAGTGACATCGTTATAACTGAATGATATTTGCTCTCTTCGTTTTATTCACCGCACTTTGTATTTCAGCAACAGCCGCGTATTATTCTATCGTAGGCTTAATGGCCATCTTCAGTGGCGCAATGGTTTCCATTGCAGTAATGGGTACAGTATTAGAAGTTGGTAAACTTGTTACAGCAAGTTGGCTCTACCAATTTTGGCCTAGAATTCCTAAATTAATAAGATCATACCTTACAATATCTGTTGTTATATTAATGCTCATAACTTCTATGGGTATTTTTGGTTACCTCTCAAAAGCACACCTACAACAAAATGCAATGTCTGAAGAAGAGGTTGCACAAATCGAAGTATATGCAGAAAAATTAACAAGATCAAATGCAAAAATACAACGATGGAATGACGACATTGGCCGGCTTAATAGAGGTGAAAATGTTCGGGTAGACCTTCTTATTAAGAACGAACAAGAACAATTAAACATTATATACGATAGAATTAAAGACAAAAAAGCACAATTAAAAGTAATAGCCGATGAACAAATTGCGGTACAAGAAAGTAAATTAACAGAATATGCAGAACGTACTAAAAATGATTTGGCTTTATTACAAGAACGACCAGATGGTAAAGTTGACGAAGAAACAGGTAAAACAGAAAAAGAAATAGCAATAGACAAAGTACGTAAAAGAGATAGAGGCGTTTCGTGGGTTGCACGAGATAAAATGAGAAAGGTTAGTGAGCAATTACGTAACGATTATGACAAAATAGATAAAGAGTATGCACCTCAGATAAAAACTGTTAACACACGAATACAAGAATTACGACAGCAAGCACAATTAAAAACAGAAGATATTGATACAAAAATTATACAACTTGAAGGATTTATAGAATCAGAACAAACTGTTGCAGATAATGCAAGGGTTACGAAATTACAACATGAAAGCAAGTATAGAGAAATAGAAGTTGATGTTGGGCCTGTAAAATATATTGCTGATATGATTTACGGCGATGATGCTAGAACAATGCTCGACTCTGCTGTTAGAGCTGTTATAATAACACTTATATTTGTTTTTGATCCACTAGCCGTATTACTTGTTGTTGCAGGTAATATGACTATAGTTTGGGCAAGAGGACGAAAAGGATATATGTTAGTTCCTGTTAAATCCGAGGAAGAAGAAGATCTAGGATTAGAAACAGAATTATCTGTTCCTGAACCCGATAATATTTATGATACAACATTGCCTACATCCGAAATAGATGATGACAATGATATAGAAGAAATTGAAGAAGAAACTCTTGAGCAGAAAATGCTTGAAAAAATAAAAATTAAAGAAAATGTTGAGCCTCAAGAAGATATTGGGCCTGAAAAAGACATTAATGAAATAAAAGAAGTATTAGAAAAAGCAGATGAAAGAACGTTAAAAGAAGTATACAATGAAATGGTTAGTACTAATAAGAGGAAAACTGGGTTACGAGGACTTCAAGCCTGGTTAGGCTCTTCAAAATAGTAATGTAATCTATATGAATGAACTTCAAATTATGAATTGCCATTTTTGTGGTAAACACAAAGACGAAGTATCAAAACTTATCCAAGGCGAACATGCATACATTTGTGATAGATGCATTCATCTTTGTTATGAAATAATACAAGAAGAAGCCGCAAAAATTGATAACTATGAAATATTCACACCTAGAGAAATCTATAATCACTTAGAACAATATGTTATTGGACAAGAAGCCGCAAAAAAAGTTCTGAGTGTCGCTGTTTATAACCACTATAAACGATTAAATGCCCATATCAATGATATTGAAATTGACAAAAGTAATGTATTATTTTTGGGTCCGAGTGGATCTGGAAAAACATTATTAGCCAAATCTATAGCAAAATTATTAGATGTACCGTTTGCCATTGCAGATGCAACAACTGTAACTGAATCAGGATATGTTGGTGACGATGTAGAAAATGTTATTACTAGATTATTAATATCTGCTGATGGAAATATAGACAGAGCAGAAATGGGTATTATATATATTGATGAAATAGATAAAAAAAGTAGAAAAACAGAATCTGCAAGTATCACTCGTGACGTGTCAGGTGAAGGTGTCCAACAAGCACTACTTAAAATGATAGAAGGATATGAATGCAAAATTCCTCCTCAAGGGGGACGTAAACATCCAAGCCAAGATCTTGTTTCTGTAGATACTACTAATATTTTGTTTATTCTTGGCGGAGCATTTATAGGTTTGGATAAAATAATCAAAAAACGCCTTAAGAAAGGATCTTCTATTGGGTTTGGTGCTAATTTATCTGATGATAAAAAACCTGAAAATTTACTACAATTTGTAGAACCAGAAGATCTTGTTATATATGGATTAATACCTGAATTTGTAGGTAGAATACCAATTATATCACATTTAGAAGAATTAACAAAAGGCGACCTTGTTAATATTTTATTAGATGTAGATAATTCATTAGTAAAGCAATATCAACGATTATTTAAAATGGATGATATTGGCTTAGAAATTACCGGAGATGCATGTCAAGAAATAGCTAAAAAATGTATTAATAAAAAAGTAGGAGCAAGAGGACTTAATTCTGCAATAGAAGAATTATTACTAGAACTACAATTTATACTACCCGAGCTTAGAGAAGAAGGTGTAGAAAAAATTGTTATAAATGAAAAATGTGTTTCAGAAAACACAAAACCAATATTTGTCTTTAAAGGAGAAAAAATTAATGAGAAACCAACATCCACGGAAATATAATAAAAGAAATAATCATAATTTTAAAGTTAATAATGATATACGAATGCGAGAAATACGTCTTATAGATGCCGACGGCGCTCAATTAGGCATAAAAGACCCAAGAGATGCTGTCGAAATAGCAAAGGAAAAAAATCTCGATCTTGTTATGATTTCAGAACAGGCAAATCCGCCTGTTTGTAAAATAGTGGATCTTAATAAATACATATACGCAGAAAAAAAGAAACAAAAAGAAAAAGATAAGAAAGCCCGTGAATCTAGAATTGAAATCAAAGAAATTCAGTTGCGGCCAGTAACACAAAAACACGATTTAGAAACCAAAGCCAAACAAATTCAAAAATTTATAGATAAAGGCAATAACGTAAAAGTAGTAATACGGTTTAAAGGTCGTGAACAAGGGCATATAAAAGCGGGATTTGAAATTTTTAAAGAAGTAGAAGAATTATTAGAAGGAGTAGAGTACCTTACAGAACCGCAAAGAACCGGTCCAAGAATTATCGGTATAATGAAAAAAAATAACTAATGACGCACAAAAAAGTAAGAATTTCTGTTGAAGTTCAACGTGGCAATGTGGAGAAAGCACTTAGAATTTTAAAGAAAAAAGTTAATGCCGAAGGTATAATACGTGATTTGAAAAAAAGACAATATTACGAAAAACCATCTGACAAGCGCCGAAGACGGCGGGCCCAATGTATTTCTCGTATTGAGAAACGAGACGAAAAATTATATGAACAATGGCTAGAATTAGCTAGCCGATATGGAAAAGTAAAATAAAGAATCAAAAAAACTTGACATTTTTATTATAACATAGTATAATAGTGATAAATATTATGAGAGGATTAATGCCTATGGTAGGGTTAATTCGACTCAGTCTTGCTTATAAAGGAGAATATTATGACTAGACACCTCACAACCGGAAATCTTAGCGATTTCATCACTTCACTTACACCGTTTACAGTTGGAATGGACAGAATGTTTAGAGACTTAGAGCAGTTCTCTAATTCATATACTGCATCATCTACAGGGTATCCACCCTATAACATCGAGCAAGTCGATGACGGTAAATGGGTAATTTCAATGGCCATTGCTGGCTTCGGTGAAGACGATATAGAAGTTTCACAAAAAGAACGTAATCTTACAGTTAAAGGTAAGATTGAAAGTAAAACTAATGAGGACGAAGATCACTTTGTCCACCATGGTATTGCTAATCGTTCTTTTGACAGAACTTTTCGCTTAGGTCCACATGTGCTTGTTAAGGATGCAATTCTTAAAAATGGCATGTTGGCTATAGATTTGGAACAAGACATACCTGAGGAAGAAAAACCTAAGGTAATTCCTATCACGGTTAATTAAGCAACATATAATGCGGTGTGGGCAATCTGCACCGCATTCTATAAATATTTTAGTATGGCAGAGATAGAAACAACAACAAAAGAAAATATTGATACGACGGTTGACGTTAATGTGAAAGAACCTGACAAGTATAAGGTACTTTTAATTAACGATGATTTTACTCCTATGGATTTTGTTATCTATATATTAGTAACAATATTTCATCATTCAAATGAAGCCGCCGAAGAAATTATGGTCCAGGTCCATGAAAAAGGTAAAGGAATTGCAGGAGTATATACATACGAAATAGCTGAACAAAAAGCTGTTGAATCCACAACACAAGCCAGACAAAATGGCCACCCCTTAAATGTTGAAATCGAAGAAGTCTGATATTCTTGTTCTTGGTAACGGCATAAGTCGCAAAGAACTAGATTTACATAAACTTAAAGAAAAATATATTATATATGGTTGTAATGCATTATGGCGAGATTTTGCTCCAGATATATTGTTTGTTGTAGATGATAATATGTTGAGTGAAGTACATAGTAGTAGTTATTGTAAAGTACACAAAGTTGTTTCGCCTTGCAAATATATTTGTTCAGAAGCAAAGATAATATCAATAGAAGGAAAATGGAAAAAATGGAATTGTGGTTCGTTGGCAGTTTTATATGCATGCCAAAAAAACCCCAAAAACGTGTACTTAGCGGGGTTTGATGTTAAATACAGTAACGGGAAATATAAAAACATATATGCCGGAACAACTCATTACGCTAATCAAAATAGTGTCGAACAACGGCATGTAGTTAAAGCAGAAATAAATCAACTTACTTATTGCTTTCAAGAATTTCCTGAAATTAATTTTTATAGATTATACGAAAATAATATATCAGAATGGGAAAGTATATCAAATCTTACCCATATAACAACAAATATTTAAATTAAATAGGGCGGGCAACCGCAGTAAAATCTTAAAAAATTTAGAACTCAACAAACTAGGCAAACTTCCGGAAAGCTCAGTGTCCCGGTTCTAAATAAAATGTTTTACAAATAGTCCGCCCTTCCACTAGGCTATTATGATTAACGATATACTAGAAGAAATATTAAATGTCGTACAAGACCTTGACAAAAATATTAAATCCGAATCTAATGTTGCCGAATTTGTTAAAGAAGCAAAAATTCAAATTACTACATATGATAATATTATATTTCAACTTCAAGTAAATCATAATGAAGGAGATGAATTAGAAAAAATAGTTTCAGTAAATCGTATAAATGATAACGGTGAAATAGAAGTCTTTGACCTCAGAGACGACTGCGACGGCCTAGAAAAGTTGCGTGAAATAGAGCCTTTGTCTAAATTTTTAAATTGACTTATCCTATATAATATGTTATAATAACATATGAATAATCATCTAATGATAGATCTCGAGTGCCTTAGTACTCGACCCGATGCGGCCTTATTAACATTTGGCGCAGTACGTTTTAGACCTACAGATAACGATGTAGAAAAAGATCCTTTTGATATGGAACATTTCTATAGACGAATAGATCCGGAGTCTTGTACAAACATAGGTTTACAAATGGATGAATCGACAATGGAATGGTGGGCAAAACAAGATGAAGAAGTTAAAGCAGAAGCATTTGATCTAGACGACAGGCATGACATTGCAGATGTATTAAAAGATTTTTACATATTTTGTAAAGGGTGCGATCATTTTTGGGCTCATGGTTCTATATTTGATATAATGATTATTGAAACTATAAATAGAATATTACAACGAGGCAATCCGTGGAAGTATTGGCAGATACGTGATACACGAACATTGTTTGGTCTTACAGATATGGAACTTCCAAAAACTGCCAAACATCATTGCTTATATGATTGTTATAATCAAATATTAGGTGTGCAAGCATCATTTTATTCACTGGGATTAACTAAATGAGTTTTTATGTAATATGTTGCATAATTATTTTCTCTATTATTGCTGGTATAATAGCAGGTAAAATTTTAGCAATACTCTATATATGAAATGAGTGGAAAAAATATAGTATGGAGGGGCAGTACAGAATTAGAAGTTGTTAAACAAAATAGTTTAACAGCAATGCGGCATTATGCTGATGAACAAATAAAAAAACTAAAAGAACACGCAAATCTATTGGTTAAACAGGCACAAGAATTAGACGAAAGAGTTAAGTTAGCAGAAAAAATTGCTATGGCTAAATGCGGGTTTATTCCTGTACACCTTAAAGAATATTACCTGTATGAAAAAAAAGGTAAGTTAGCATTAACATTAATCGGACCAGATGAATGGGATTCACCATACGGAAAATGTATTGCTAAAGTAAGACAATTAGGAGATTCAACATGGGAAAAATTATAATTGCAATAATAATAGTATTGCTTGTTAGTTTACCAATAACCTGTATGACTTTAATAACCGACGAACATGGATTTGGGTTTTCTTTAATAACTAAAAAAGTACATGCAGAAGAAAAAAGTAATGCAATATTTAAACCTAAGTATCCTTCAGGTGTAATATATGGTTTTATTAATGGATGTTATGTGGCATTTGAAGATGCACAATATATGCAAGATAGTCTTTGGCCAGACGATTTAAAAGAAATTTGTGGTTGTATTATGGACGGAATTCGAGAAGCAGTATCTTTACAATCATTTGTAGATAATTGGGGTGGAAAATTAAATCCTGAACAAGAATCGATTGCAAATATGTTTGGCATGATATGTACTGATCAAATTATTAAAGGTAAATTACGAAATCTTAAGGATCCAGCATGAGTAAAATAACCTTAGAAAATCGACAATCTAGAACGTACAAATATAATAGTACAAAAGAATACGTAGATAAATTTCCATGTGCATATAGACAATGGAAAGCAGACAGTCATTGTAATGTTATTCATGGTTATAGTTTTAGTATGAGATTCTTTTTTGGTACCGATGATTTAGATGTTAGAAATTGGGTTGCTGATTATGGTGGCATGGGAGAACTTAAAAGTTTTTTAGATGACATGTTCGATCATACATTATTAGTAGCAGAAGATGAGCCACACTTGGATCTTTATAAACAATTAGAAAAAGCAGGAATTGCTAGGCTTACTGTTTTGCCAAAACTTGGTTGCGAAGGTTTAGCAGATCAATTATACAAATATGTAAACGGAGTATTCATTCCAGATATGTGGGGTCCGGGTGAAGCAGAACGACTTTGGTGTTTTAGAGTAGAAGTACGTGAAACACAAACTAATATGGCTTGGAGAGAAGGACATAGAGAATGGTGCGAAGACCTATTCAATGTAGATGAATAAAAATCAAATAAATAGTAATATGTATACACTTAACAATAGAGGATAATATGGCATATAGCGATAAAGTCTTAGATCATTTTGAAAATCCGAAAAACATTGGAAGTTTTGATAAAAATGACACAAATGTCGGCACAGGTCTCGTCGGAGCACCTGAATGTGGTGATGTAATGAAATTACAAATAAAAGTTGAAGATAATAAGATAGTTGATACTAAATTTAAAACTTTTGGTTGTGGTAGTGCCATTGCTACAAGCAGTCTTGCTACTGAATGGGTTAAAGGTAAAACACTAGATGAAGCAATGACAGTTACAAACACAGAGCTTGTAGAAGAATTGTCGCTTCCACCGGTCAAAATTCATTGCTCGGTTCTTGCAGAAGATGCAATTAAAGGCGCAATTAAAGATTATAAACAAAAAAATGAAATTAAATGCTAAGGAAATTTCCGAACTTAATGCTGAACGGGCTGGGCATCAAGCAAGGATTCAAGAAATAGATACATTGTTAATGAAACATACATCTATCATAGCCCAGGAAAATGCTCAGGATGTAGTACACCTATATAAAGATGGTGCAGATACTAAAAGTATCCTTGATGCGTATACAAAAGGTAACCAATGAATTTTATAGATAAATTAATAAAATATATAAAACAGTTTCTTGCTATTGAACCTGTAAAGGAAGAAAAGAAAAAGGAAGAAAAGAAAGTAAAACCTAAAAAGTCAACAGGCTTAAATCCTAAAAAGAAAAAAGTTACACCAAAACCAAAGAAAAAAGTAGCGCCAAAGAAAAAAGTAAAAAAGGTAAAATGAATAATGATTACATTAACAGAACTTGCAAGTAAAAATTTCAAACGATTATGCGAAGATGAAAACATTTTAGATGCATATTTACGAGTAACTGTTACTGGAGGTGGTTGTGCAGGATTTGAATATAAATTAACATTTGATACAATGCCTCTGTTAAAGGACTTGACATTCGAATCATTGGGTGTTAATATAGTTGTTGACAGAAAAAGCCATTTATTAACAGACGGTCTTACCATAGATTGGAGTTCAGATTTATCTGCTCCTGGGCCTAGATTTGACAATCCAAAGGCAACGTCAACTTGTGGATGTTCTACAAGTTTTAATGTTAAAGGTGGTACATTTAAAGATAAACCGGCGTGGATACTGTAAAAAAATAAAAAAAATATTATGGAATTAGAAGAATATAGACAATTTGTCGATTCAATAACAAGCGACGAATCAAAACAATACTCAAGTTTTTTACATAGATTAGCAGAATTAGAACAATCGCCCGCACATATGGTGGGTAATATTAACATACCAAGACTTATTACTGCCGCATTTGGCTTAGTGTCAGAGGGCGGTGAGTTCACTGAACAAGTGAAGAAAATTTTGTTCCAAGGAAAACCTTTAAATGAGGAAGTCCGTACAAGATTAATAAAAGAATTAGGCGACGTCGCATGGTACTGGGCAAATGCCTGTACCTCATTGGGCGCCGACCCTAATGAAGTATTACAAATCAATGCAGATAAACTTAAAACAAGGTTTCCCGAAGGACATTTTGACGCTGAACGTAGCGAAAATAGACTCGATGGGGATACATGAGTGAAAACAAAAATACAGTAACAATTGATATTAGTGGTTATGGAGGAGAACTTGTATTAGGCGAAATAACCGAAGAACAACACGAATATTGGACAACATTAGGTGACGAAGCATTAGAAGAATACTGTCAGGATGCATTTGATTATGTTGATGAAAATAGAATTCCAGAAGATATGGATTTTTTAGATGGCGAAGGCTGGCATGAATGTGATAATATTGATCATATTTATGGTTGTGATTTAGAAAGTGCTTGGATTTCTATTGACCTCCCAAATGGCGAAACTGTATCATATGATAATGCATATGAGATTAGAGACAAATACGAAGATGCCGAGGATGATGCATTCAATGATATAGGCGAAGGCTATTGGCTAGAAGACGAAATGATTCGTGAAGAACGAGAATGTTATACCAGTGAAGGAAATAATTACTGTTATGATACAGGACATTATTTTACTGCATATGCAAGTGAGAAAGGCCAATTTATTTGGACAGAATTTGAACTTCCTGAAGGACACGAATTTGACGAAAGACGATTAGTGTTTAATACAATTGATTTAGATGGCAGTGATTTTTTAAACAGCATTAGTTATATTTTTCCTGACGATAAACCCGGCGAGCCAACTGAATTAGATAACGAAGGTGGTTCAACTAATGGAAAAGGTTGGGAGTGTAATTTATTTGAAATAACTCGTCCAGATAAAGAATGAATATAAACAGAACAATTAACAAATATTGGAAAGACTGGGCAGGTTTAGTTTATTTGTTTATATGCTTAATTGACTTTTTTGTTGCGCCATTGATATGGAATCTTAAAATGGAAGAGCATTGTAATGATAAAGAACGGTATCCGGTCGGAGTTAAATGTGAAGCAACTCGTTGGGAACCAATGACATTGCAAATGGGCGGAATGTTTCATATGTCTTTTGCCGCCATCTTAGGAGTCGCAGGATGGAAAAAGAAAGAAGAAATGGAAGTAGTATATAAGGCTAAAAATGGCAATAGCGTTTAATCCTTTCTTTGATGTATCTAGTCTTACAGTAGAAGAACTAGAAGCTAAACATAAGGAATTATCTAAAAAATTAGATACAGCATATAGAGCCAATGCTCATATGCAGGTAGTTGAACACTTGCATGTGATGTTAAACATGGTGATTGAAAGACGAACTACATTAATAGCAAAAGAACAACAGAAACCAACTGACGATAAAGCATTCGATGACATCATTGATATTGGATAAGTACAAAGATAAATTTGGACAAGTTATTTTAAATGAAGAAGGTTTGTTTGAATTGATATATGGCGGTCATACTCTTGATCATGTTAAAGCCGAAAAAACACAAAACACCGAACAATATAATTATTATATAGAAGAATATGATTTAGAAAAAAATGAAATAACATATGCAAACAATAAAGAATTAACAGAGGCACAATTTGTAATAAAATGCGTTTCTAATTGGTTCATGCCAGATGTGTATAAAACATTAAATGTATATGAATTTATTAAAAATTTAGTAAAAACAGACGACGAAAAACAACGAATTGCAATAGAAATGACAATGTTTGAAGAACGTAAAATGATGAATGTTTTGCGATTTTTAATTTACCTTGTCGATATCATGCGTAAAAATAAAATAGTATGGGGTGTAGGCCGAGGTAGTTCTGTTGCTAGTTACGTTTTATTTTTGATAGGTATTCATAAAGTAAATAGCTTAAAGTATAATTTAGATATAAAGGAGTTTTTAAAATGAGAGAAGTTGTAACCGCTAAAGGTAAAGTATTAAATATGGCCGCTCTTGCCTCTGCCAATGAAAAAGAAATTGCAGTAGGTAATATGGATGTTAATGCAAAAGGTGATGTATTAAAATCTGGACGACGTGGAGAAATTGTTATACAAAATGAAGAAGTCCAACAGGCATATTATGATACAACAAAGCCTGCTAGTGAAAAAGTAAGCATCAAACAAGAACCTGTGCCTGCTAAAAAAACAGAAAACACACAAAGTAA